ACTGTATAATGCAGTTATCGTAAAACCTGTAGATTCCGAGGAAACTACATATGGATCAATCATTGTCCCTGATATGGGAAATGAATTAAATAAATCAGCAGAGGTGGTTTCTGTGGGTGATGGATACTATTCCAATACTGGTACTTTTATCCCAACTACACTATCCCCAGGGGATTTAGTTATACTCCCAACTATGGGCTTTACTAGATTTGAATTTGAGGGAGATGAGTATTGGGTTGGAAAGGAAAATGAGATATTAGCTCGTTTAGGAAATAGAGCCTCAATAACTGAAATATTAGAACAAACCGAAGTAACAGAAGAAGAAAAACAAATATTAGAAAACCATGAGTAAAGTTATAGAATTTGGGCCAAACGCTCGTAAACAATTAGTAAAAGGTATTGATAAATTAGCAGATGCTGTAGTTTCAACTTTAGGTCCAAATGGTCGTAATGTTGTAATAGCAAATGAACAAGGATATCCTCAGAGTACAAAGGATGGTGTAACAGTTGCTAAATCAATTACCTTATCAGATAAAGTAGAAGAAGTTGGAGCATCAATGGTAAAACAAGCAGCTATTAAAACTGCAGACGTTGCTGGAGATGGTACTACAACCTCTACTTTACTAGCTAGAGAAATGGTTAAAGCAGGATTACAACATCTTAATAACGGAGCTAATGCTGTAGAAATTAAGCGTGGGATTGATAGAGCAGTTAATCAAGTAGTTTCTACTCTTCGTGAGAATGCTGAAGAAATTTCTTCAGAAGATCAATTAGAACAAGTTGCTACCATTTCAGCAAATAATGACCCAGAAACCGGAAAATTAATTGCCACCGCAATGGATAAAGTAGGTAGAGATGGTGTTGTAACTATAGATGAATCAAAATCAGGAGAAACTTATCTTGAAACTGTAGAAGGTATGCAGTTTGATAGAGGTTATAAATCTCATTATTTTGTAACTGATAATAATACAATGTCCTGTGGTTTAGATAACCCATATATTCTAGTTGCTGATGAACGTTTCACCACAGTAAAAGAATTACTACCAGTATTAGAAGCGGTTTCAAATACTAATCGCTCTCTTCTTATTATAGCTGAAGATATTGATCAAGAAGCACTCGCTACTTTGATAGTAAATAAAGCACGAGGAACACTTAAAGTAGCTGCAGTTAAAGCTCCTGATTTTGGAGATAGACGTAAGCTTATTTTAGAAGACATTGCCACCATGACTGGAGGTCAAGTATTTTCAAAGCAAAAAGCAATGAAACTTGATAAATTCTCTTGGGATTGGTTTGGAGAAGCACGTACTGTTAACATTACAAAAGACCAAACAACAATTATAGATGGAAAAGGATCCGCTGAATCAATACAAACACGTATTGAAGAATTACAGCAACAAATCGAACAAGCACAAACCCCGTTTGAAATTGAAAAACTCCAAGAAAGGCTTGCAAAATTCACAGGAGGAGTAGCAATTATCCATGTAGGTGGATTAACTGAAACTGAAATGGGTGAAAGAAAAGATCGTGTAGATGATGCTTTAAATGCAACTAAAGCGGCTATTGAAGAAGGTATTGTACCCGGAGGTGGAGCTGCTATGATTTATGCTCGTGAATCAATTACACGTGATAATATCGGTGCTAATATTGTTTATCAATCTTGTGGTAAACCATTTGAAACAATATTAACAAATGCTGGTTATAGTTCAACTGAAGCTCAAATGTTAGGTTTAAAATTAGACCCAACAAATACTTGGGTTGGTTATAATCTAAAAACCGAAGCTATGGTTGATATGAAAGAAGCCGGTATTATTGATCCCGCTAAAGTAACTCGTATAGCCTTAGAAAATGCAGCATCAGTAGCAGGTACCATTTTATTAACAGAATGTGTAGTTGTAAATGATCCTGAAGCTAAGGATGATGGAGTTAATGTAGGTGGAATGGGAGGAATGTTTTAATGAAAGAAAAACAAGAATTCCTAGAACTAATCGCTAATAGACAAGCCCCAGGAGATTCCTGGGTGCTTGTTGGCGATAAAGTGGTACATAAATCACTTACTGAAGCTCTAGAAGCTTGGTTTGCTAAAACGGGGCAAAAAGCAGAATTTAGACTTGCCCCATTAGATAGTAAATTATATGTTATTACTACAGAGGAAATAGAAATTAAACCAGAACCTCCAAAAAAATACAACATTTACGGGGATTTTGAATAAAAATTATGGGCCTGCTCGATTTTGAGCTAGCCCATAATATTTATCACCATGAAACAACATTACGTATACATACATTTGAATCCTACGACTAAAGACGTATTTTACGTTGGAATAGGTAAAGGTAATAGAGCATGGAATAAGGGAGCAGGACGCAATAAATTCTGGGATAATTACGTTAATAAACACGGATTTGAAGTAGAAATAGTTGCTGAGGGTTTAACTAGAAAACAAGCAGGTAAGGTAGAAATTGAATTAATAGCACATTTAGGTAGAAGGCAAATAGATGAGGGTGGGGTATTAGTTAATAGAAGTACAGGTGGTGATGGTGGTAGTGGTGGTTATACTCATACTGAAGAATGGAAAAAGAAACACAGTGAAAGACAGATAGGAGTACCTAAAGGCCCACTATCAGATGAAGCAAAAGCAAAATTAAGTAAATCTTTAACTGGTAGAAAAGTTACTTGGGGTAAAACAGTATTACAATACGATAAGCAGGGTAATTTTATCAAAGAGTGGGATAATATGAAAGATGCCGAACGCGAAACTGGAGCTAAAAATATATTTGAAGTAGCTAGTGGTTATAAAAACCAAATGTATAAATCTTCTGCTGGTTACATTTGGAAGTATAAAGAATAGGTCGTATATTCACGTTATAAATAATTAAGGAAAAGATGAAAGATCACGGATTATTAGTTGAAAAGCATAGACCCGACACATTAGAAGGGTATGTTGGGAATGAGCATATCAAGAAGAGTATAGCACAATACCTAGCACAAAATGATATCCAAAATTTAATTTTCTACGGCCCAAGTGGCACAGGGAAAACTACATTAGCTAAAATTATTGTTAAAAATCTTGATTGTGAGTACCTCTACATTAACGCGAGTGATGAAAGGGGTATCGAGACTATTAGAGATAAGGTATCAGGGTTTGCTTCATCCGCTAGTTTTAAACCTCTTAAGGTGGTAATTTTAGATGAAGCCGATTTTCTTACTATCCAAGCTCAAGCTTCACTTCGTAATGTTATTGAAACATTTTCCCGTAATACTAGGTTTATTTTAACTTGTAATTATGTAGAGCGTATTATTGATCCTTTACAATCTAGATGTCAAACATTAAAGGTTATTCCACCATCTAAAACTGATGTTGCTAAACACATTGCTTGGATTTTAGGAGAAGAAAACACTAATTTTGAAATAGAAGATATTAAAACAATTACAAATCAATTCTACCCAGACTTGCGTAAATGTCTTAATACTGTTCAACTATCAACCCAAGATAATAAATTAACAATAGATAAATCAGTACTTGTTTCTTCTAACTATATGGTTCAAGTACTTAAAGAATTAAGTAATGCTAAACCCTTATGGAAAGAAATTAGACAAATAATCGCAAACGCTAATGTTCAGGATTTTGAGGAGTTGTATCGTTATCTTTACGATAATGCTTCTACCTACGCAAATGGAAGAGAAGGAATGGTTGCTGTTTATATCAACGAGTATAGTTACCAGTCTAATTTTCGTATCGATAAAGAGATCAACGCGATGTCATTAATATCAAAATTAATTGAATTAAAATAAAAATAAATAAATAATTAAAATTATGGCACAACAACCCGAAATGAAAGGTCCAAACATCGATCTTACAAACACAACAGCAATTACATCTTCAACAGGTGGTAAAGTATTCTCAGAAGGTGTAATCCTTCGTAAAATCTCTAAATTTGTAGCAGGCACCTCAGAAGATGCAATTATGCCTATTCCAGTATTTTATGACGTAATTACTGGTGAAGTAATGGTTGATATGATACCTAAAGAATTAAGAGATGAATTTAATGAAGAATCAGTCTAGTAAATAGGTGAAAACAGGTAAGAAAGATATAAAAACGTTGTTTGAATGGCTTGATGAAATCATGCTACACAAATCTTCCCCCGAAGAAATTTCAACAGAATCGTGGGAGAAATGGAATTCTTATATGATACATAGATATGTATCGATGAATATACATTACATTGATATTGTAAATTATGTTCAAAAGATAAATCCACAAAACAAACAACAAATTTATTCAATCTACCGAGAAATGATCCCAAAAAAGAAACTCTGGCTTAAGTACATAAAAAATCAAAATAAAAGAAATTATCAAGAATTAGCTGAATATGTAGCTGAATATTTTGAATGTTCCTTAGGAGAAGCAGATCACTATATTGATATTATACCTAAATCAATTGAGGGTATTTTATGGGAAATGGGAGTAGGAGAAGAAGAAACTAAAAAATTATTTAAAAAAATAAAATTATGTCAATATTAGCAGTTTTAGGTTTTTTGTTTGCAGGTTACTCAGTAATGGCAAACGATTCAGTTCAAACATTAGGAACGTGGATTGGTTCAAATAAAAATAAATTTAAATGGTATACGTTATGGGCGTTTGCATCATCGGTTATGATTCTAACTCTTTGGTGGGGGTGGTATTCATCGGGTGGTGATATTTCATTTGGTAGATTAAATAAAATACCATTTGTAGAAGTTCAATGGTATCATACATTAGCACCATTAGTATTAATTTTACTAACTAGAAAGGGTATACCCGTATCAACATCATTCTTAGTTTTATCAGCATTTGCATCATCATTCATATTAGAAAAAATGTTGGTTAAGAGTATAGTAGGATACATCATCGCAGGTGGTGCATCTTATGGGATATGGTGGTTACTTTCTAAGTTTGTAGATGAATCCGAAGATGTAACGGAATCCCACAAAACATATTGGAGAGTTGCACAATGGTTCTCAACATCATTTTTATGGTTTACATGGTTATCACATGATGTAGCAAACATATCAGTATTTTTACCAAGAGAATTATCACCAATGTTACTAGTTGGGGTAATGGGGTTTTTTACTTTGTGTTTAGGTTGGATATTTTACACAAATGGTGGGAAGATTCAAGAAATAATTGTATCTAAAAAGAACACCAAATATATACGCTCTGCAACACTAATTGATTTGGGATATGCATTCTTACTATTATTCTTTAAAGAATGGAATGATATACCAATGAGTACAACTTGGGTGTTTGTTGGGTTATTAAGTGGTAGAGAATTAGCACTTAACACATTCTTAGCAGATGGGAAAGGTAAGAAAGGTATATTTCCTATGCTGTTGCAAGATTTCTTTAAATTATTAATTGGATTAATGGTATCAGTTGGTATTGTTTTAGTAATCCATTACTTTCTAAAATAATTATGAAATACTTAATATTATTACTAGCATTACTACCATTAACTTTAAAGGCTCAAAAAGTAGGGTATGAAATAAGAACAAATGAACGTTCATATCTTACGGTTAGTCAAAAAGTATTTGGAAATTCATTAGAATTAAGACATCGATTTGATTTAAAAGAAAATCGAGTAACTTACAGACACAACTTCTCAATTCTTGACTCATCTAAATGGGTATTGAGTATTCCTCTACATTATAAGATAGAATCAGAAGTTCCAACATTAGAACCAAGATTAATATATAATTTCAGTAAATTCAAATTATGGGTTCAGCATGAATTTAACCATAAAGAAAGTATGAATACTGCAATTGCAGTTGATGTAAAGATTAATAAATTATACTATAGAATAGGCTGGGATACATCAAACACAATTAGATTCAGAATATCATTGTTGATAACTTAACAATTTGGTAACATTAAAAGCTTGGTAATACCAGGCTTTTTTTGTATATTTACATAGTAAGAAAGTTAAGAAATACTTAAACAAATAAAACTATGACAGAATTATACAAAGTAATGAACGAAACAAATTATCCTGAGGAACACACAACACAACTTAACCACACAGAAGCCGCTGAGCTTATCGCTGAGTTGGAAGAGATGTTCCCAAATGAACAATATTCAATTTGGCCTGATGAGTATGTAGAGAGTGAGTATAGAACTATACCATATGGAGCAGCTGATGGTTGGGAGGATTT